GGGCCTTGCCGTCGGACGTGACCTCCAGCCCGGAGCCATCGCCGGAATACGTCCCAGCCGTCACGCTCTCAAACGATGGCGTGCCCACGGGGGCTGGATCTTCCGTCGCCATGACGACGCGACCGTTCGCGGAATAGCCCGAGGGCAGCGCCTCAATGCCGGCGATCAGCACCTTGCCGTTCGTCAGGGTATCGGCCGGGAAGTCACCGGGCGGGAGCGTTGCCACGGTCAGCGCCGTGATCTGAAGGACAGCCATCACGGAATAGACGCGACCCTGTTGGGTCGTGATCTCAAAGAGGATCTTCTGCGCCGTGTTCGGCTGCCCGCTGGCGAGGAAGGCCACGACCAGTGGCCCGGCCACGGCAGACCACATGACCTTGAGGTCATAGTCCCCGCCTGTAGCTGTCGTGACGACGGCGGAGCGGATTGCGGTCAGCGTGTCGCCTGTGCCGGCCAGCAGGGTGGAGAAGTCCAGCACATAGTCCAGACAGTCGGCCGAGGCCTTTGGCGTCCACATCACCTGGGCGAACAGCCCGCTGCAGGACTGGAGCGTCACCGTCCGCAGCGGGGACGGCGTGAGATTGTGAACCGTGGTCATGCGGCCCTCACTTCAGCCAGAAGGGAATCGAATTCTTCCCCGATCGGGGAAGAACCCGAAATGCCCAGCCAGTTCTCGCGCGACAGCAGGCCATAGGCTTCATCCGCGATCCGCGTGAAGGTGCTCCATGGCATAAAGGTCCGCGTGCCCCAGGTGTTGAAGAACACGCCGTCCGGGTTGTAGCCGACAAGCGCGATGGCATGGCCCCCGGCAGGCGTATGGTTGGAGATGGCATTCCAGTCCCAGGTCTCGCCCAGAGCCAGATCGAGGAAGCCTTGCGGCACCTGCACACCCGCCAGCACGCCGCCCAGATAGGCAATGGCACGGCGGATCCCCACGACATCGGTCGGGGCAATCGAGCCATAGGCGGTCAGGTAATCGCGGGTCTGTCCCGGCCGGAGCAGGCCAGCACGCCGCCAGGCGTTGAGTTCGTCCAGCAGGATGGTGCCGTCATCATTGGCCCCGGTGGCCGGATCGAAGCCTGTCAGCGCCGCATAGTTCGCCAGCACGGTTTCAGTCGAGAGCATGACCAGAGACTGCGCGGCCTTCGTCCAGGTCGCCACCAGGGCGGCGTGAGCGGCGAACGCGCAGCAGCCGAAGCGGTCATTGCCCCACATCTGATAGGGCACGTTCTGCGACCAGTCGCGGGCTGCGGGCACGGCCGGCAGGCGCACGGCCAGCACCCGGCCGAGGCGATAGGTGCGCGGATCATGTTTCGGGGCGCGCTTGCCCAGTCTTCTGTCCTGCATGGGATCTCCGGAAACAAAAAAAGAGGGGAGCAGCCGAAGCCGCTCCCCTTTTTCGGCACATGGCGAAAATGGTCAGACACCCTGATAGATCCGGGCGCGGACCAGCTCCGGCGACTGGAGAGGTGCGGCATAAGGTGCGGCCGTGACACCGGCCAGCGCTTCAACCAGCGGAATCATCGCCTGGACCGTCTGCATGTAGGTCGCAGCCGAGGGCGAGTAGACCTTCACGATCGGGGTTGCGATCGCCAGCAGGGTTTCGAGATCCGTGCCGAGGCTCTTCGCCCAGTCCTTACCAGTCGCCACCGTGATGGAGCCGTTCGAGTTGGCCGCCACCTGAGCCGTCACGCTGCGGATCTGCGCGACCAGATTGTCGAACTTCGCCTTCTCGGAGGCGGAGAGATGGCTTTCCAGTTCGGGGATGCCCTCGATCGCCTGGACGGCATAGGCGATGGCCGTGGCGTCGCTGTTAAGCGCGGCCGTGTTGAAGCTGGCCGTGTTGGCGGTCGTGGTGCAGGCGGCCGTTGAGCCGAGAAGAAGGGCACCGAGGCCGAGGGCGAGAAAGCGATTGCGCATGAAGTCTCCGGACATAAAAAAACCGCCTCAGAGGGCGGCGGAAGAAAGAGCGGTCTGACAGGCGGGAGCCTGCCTCCTTCGGGTCAGGCGGTCGGTTTGGGCGGCTCGCCTGCCCTGGGATGGGTGGAAGCCGGATCGAGGCCCAGCTTGGCCGCCTCGATCGTGCGGCTGGCCTCGGCCGGGATCATCAGCGCCTTGGCATCGGGCTGATAGGCGTTGGTGTTCCAGCCCTTCGACTGGGCCAGCGACGCGACCACCTTGTAGAGCAGCGCCAGCCTGCTGCCGGCCGCAGGCGGCTTCCAGAAGCGCATGGCCAGCGCGGCCGCCGCGATCAGGAAGGTGAGGATCGAGACGATATCCCCCGCATACCGCGCAGGCAGGTACGGCAGGACCGTCTGGAACAGGGGTGTCCAGTCCATGAGAGTGTTCTCCAGTTTTTGGGAAATGCCTGAAAATCAGGCCGTGTAAAGCGCAACAATATCCCAGGCGTTTGCGGCCACCTGCACGACTACAATGGTCGATCCTGCGGGGACGGCATAAGCTACATTGGCAGCGTCAGTACTGATTGTCTGTCCCGGCTGAGGATAGAGCGAAAGGGCGGCGCTGGTGGCGTTGATGACCTTGATCTCAATCCCCGTCCCCACGACAGGAAGTAATCCACCACCAGTGCCGGAGGTGAACTTCGCAATCTGGGTGTTGATCAGGGTCGCTGTGGCCTGAGTGGTACCAGCGGCCGCAAAGATCCCGGCCGGAACGGCGATCTGACCGCTGGTGACTGCGACACCCGTGGAGAACTGTGCTGGTCCATGGTTCATCCGCTGCCCGAGAACCACCGTGTCGTCAGCAAACTCGAGTTCCATCATGCTGCCGTTGGCCATGGTGCCGATCAGATGGTTCGGAGCGACCACAGAGCCAGCCCCCAATGTGCCGCCAATGCCGTAGATCATGGTGCCTGAAGGGTCGCGGACTATGTTTGTCCCGACATACACCTGCTGCGTCCCATGAATATACAGGCCATTGCCCTGGGCAGAGGTGGAGCCGGTGGACGTGACAAAGTTCCCATCCAGAACAAGCCCGACCGTCGTGCTGTCGAAGTACCCCGCGTTAACGGTGCTCCCCGAAGCCGCGGTACTTCCGAAGCCGCTCTGGCGGTTACCAATATAGACGGCGTCCTGCGCCCCGACCGCTCCCCAACAGCTTATTCCCGAAGCTCCGGAAATGCCGTCATCAATACTCCGGTTATTGTATGCGGTCGGACGGATCTGTGTCAGAGCAGTGACCTGGCCCCCAGTTGTGAAGCCGATGGAGCCGTCGTGACACTGGATCGTTGTGGAGTTGGCAACCAGCGGGTCAATATTTGGCTGGCGGGTGACATCCTCACAATAGGAACCGAAGCCCTGATTGCACTGATGGGCAGTCGCCCCGATGATCGAACAGCGGGTCGTGCCTGCATACAGACTGAAACCCGCATCTGTTATGCCTGAGGAATATGTATCGAGCGCCAGGCAATCTACCGCCCCGGCAAAGAATTGCGGAGAGTTTCCAGAGGTCAGCATCCTGACTTTCGACAACCGGCCGTTCGTCGCATAACCAAAACTGACAGGCCAGTTACCGACGTTCTGGACTGTGACCCCATCAATGAGAAAATCCGAGATCGGTACCGCGGCAGAGCCAGGGTCAAGCAGCCATGTTTCCGAAGTTGCGTAGCTGTTCGAGGTCAGCCCCCCGACAACCTGCCCAACGCTCCAGGACTGCTTCCCTCGGTTCCCGTCAAATACTCCACGCCCCGTGATACTCCAGCCGGAGCCCCTGAAATCCATGAGGTTGGCTTTGACAGAAGATGAAGCGGCAGAATTGGGCGCCAGGATGACCAGGCCGTCATGGACCAGATTAAATCCGCCGGTGGGGATGATCATAGGATTGACGGTCATAGCCAGACCGGGGGGAATGTGAAGGCGGGCGACCCCGGCCGTTTCTGCGAGCGCCTTCAGGAACTTCTCGGTATTGGTGTCAGCATAGGTCCCCGTGCTGTCCGACACGACAAGCCAGTCGCGGATATCTGCCAGCTCTCCGCATTTCTCTGAAAGAGGACGCGCTTGGGCGCTGGCATAGGCTGCGGCGATTGTTGTCTGCGCATCGATAACGGCGCTACCGATTACCATTCCGGATGACTGGCCATTGGTTGCATCGACCTTTGTTCCGATGGCGCTTCCCACGGTTGTGGAGGACACGATATCGGCGGGGTTTCCGGAAGTCATGTAGGAGACCCATCCCGGGGTCCAGTTTGCGGGGTATGCCATCAGAGCGCCTTCCGAAACTCAAGCCTGACTGTTGACGGGACGTCCGGGGCATGGCTGATCCATGACAGACCTTGCGATGCAGCCCAAGAGGGCGGCCGTCGGTCTGGATCCGTACCCCAGCAGCGGGTTTGCGCGCACCAGTGCGAGAGGAACACCATGGCTCCGGTCGTGGCGCTCCGGGCGAACTGCCTCATGCCCAGGACATGCCAGCCACTTTTCTGCGGGTCAGGCGGCACGCCGTTCCAGCCGGTAGCCGTGTGAAAGACAGTATTCATGGTCATTTCCCATTATCATGAAAACGCCAGGCAAAGCGACGCAGGCGCAGGAGACGACGACGCCAGAGCGCCCAGAGCAGCAGGCTCACGCCGCGATTGCGGCCTGAAACAGAGCGATGTGATTATCGTTCACAGCCCCGCCCCCGCCGGCCGTGTTGTAATGGGTCTTCCAGTACGCACAGAGCGCCTGGGCATCATCGGCGGCCGGCAAAGGGGCACTGACGCGCTGGTACCGGATCCGGGCCATTCCAGCCGCGTATTTCAGGTTCCAGATCATCAGGGCGGCCGACGGCGCCAGATACCCGATCATCTGCCGCAACGCCGTGGCCTGGCGGGACCGCCCCGGAGCGCAGAGCCAGTTTTCCCAGCAGTCATCATGCGTGACAGGCTCCATCTGCCACAGACCGACAGCCGGGCCGCCGCCAGCCTGCTGGAGATAAACCCCTCCGCTTTCGACGAGCATGGTTCCCATCAAGAGGTTTTCGGCCGCAAGCGACCAGAGGCCAAGCGCCTGAAGGGCCGGGCGCACGATCAGGGAGCGGACCTGCGAGAGGTTGAGGCCGCTCATCCGAGATGCCCTTTCAGCCATGCATAAAAAGCCCCGAGACAAAGACCAGCAATGCCGAGAGCCTTGGGTCCAAGGGTGTTCGCTGCCCAGATTGTGTTCTTCATCGCACGATCACGCTCCCCGCGAGCGCGGTCCTGGTCATCCAGCTTGGCCTGAATAGCCTTGAGCGAACTGGCTTGATCCCGAGAGGACGCAGCCTGTTGGGCCAGGAGAATCCCATGTTCGTGAACCTGCTTGGTGACACCATCGAACTTATCAAGATGGCGTTCAAATTCAGGTCGCAGAACGTAATCACCGGGTGCGCCTACAGTTTCGGCCATTCGGCCCTCCAGATATGAAAAAACCCGCTCGCTGGCGGGTTGTGTTGGTCAGGTGGTGTAAAAATATCAGGTCAGTTGGCCAGCGTATTATTCTCGCTGTCCGTCCATTTGGTGCCGTTGGCGTGGTAGAATGCCGCAACACCGGTAACGCCGTTCAGCTTGCAATCCGAACACCACATCTGGGTTCCATCCTGAGCGGGCCGATAGACGTTGTTGAGGTCAGACATGCTCATGCTGCCGGAGGTAACACCCGCGTTAGCCCCGAGCACGCCGGTAACGCTGAGGCTGGTGTTCGTCCCGCCGCTATTCCCCAGTTTCAGATGGGCACCGTCAGACGCTGAGAAGAACGGGCTGCCGTTGGTGTTATCCTGCGTTGCAGGGTGGACCACCACAGAGTGGCCGTTCATCGTCTCAACGTCCCCATTCGACTGAACACCCGCACTGGTGGCCACACCGCCCGACTGGACGGCACCTGAAACGATCAGATTTGTCGGGTCGCCTGAGCTGCCTTGCAGGTGGAGAGTGTCGCTGTCGTCGGCATGAAAGAAGGGTCGGCTCGTCACAGTCCCCGGGGGCGTGAACGCCAGGGTGTTGCCCGGCCCTACAGTGATGTCGCCACTTCCGCTGACAGTCAGGCCACAGGCTGTTCCAGACCCACAAAGGGCCACAGAGCTGTCTGAAAGGCCGTACTTGATTGCGCCGTTCACGTAACCATTCACGTGCCCGTACCAGCTCTGTGTCCGGTTGGTGACGCTCGGATTGATGCCTGGCGTCACGACCGGTCCGACATAGAGGTTCGGGTTCGCCCCCGCCACATCCTGCTGAAGCCGCGTGATCTGCCGGTAGGACATCCCACCTGCGATGGCTACGTTTTCAGACAGGGTGTACGTCGATCCCACGGCGGTACTGGAATCGAATTTCGAACAGTGGCTGGCGACGTAGATCGACTGTCCATAGATCGCGCTGCTGTTGCATCCACCCCAAAGGGAAATCTGAATCGGCAGGCTTCCGGCCACCACCACGCCCGCGCTGTCCTCCGTGAACTCTGTTCCGTCATTCAGTGCGCCATAAGACTGTGGCGACAGGACATAGCCGGAGTATTTCACACTGTGCGGGGTCTTGGCATAGGTCGCAAAGTCGGCTTCTTCAGCCTGATACTCATGTGCCAGAGAGGTTTCTGCACCCGCCGTCGGCTCGACATAGCTGGCATACACATTCCGGGCGAAAACCTTGCCGGGAGACCCGATCCAGACCGTCGGTGTCGTGCGGCTGGAATAGAGCGACGTGTCCAGCTTCGTCACGTCCGGAACCGCCCCTGTTCCAGGGGCCTGCTCGAACACCGACCAGCCGTTGACCGTAATCGTATTGCCCGACCAGCCCGTGACATAGCCGCCATAAAAACGCGCGGTCGGGATCTGACCGGATGAACTGCCCGTATCCGTCAGGCTCGTATCAATGGAATTCGACCAGATATACATGCCTGCACGCAGCTGATTGATCTGCTCTGCCGTCAGCGCGGATGCCAGCGTCACGGATGTGGCCGTATAGGCCGTGACCGGAAGGATCAGGCGGGCTGGCGCATTGTCGAGATGCTCGTAGAACCCCACGATGTCGCCCATGCCCGCGTTGGCGGAAACACCTTCGTGCCAGTCCGCGCCCGAGATGGCTGCGCGTCCTGCGCCGTCTGTCTGGGTCCCTCCGGTAGAAAACAGGCACAGTGCGCAGCCATTGTTGTAATTGCCGTATGGCCGGGCCGCGATGTTGACGATCGCGCTGGTGGCGGGGTCTCCGGCCGATCCTGAGACGGCAGGAAGCGCAGAGCCGCCGAACCATACAGCGTCCGGTCCGCCTGCCAGAACATCAGAAGCCCCGTTGAAAAGCTGAATGCGCGGCGTGGAAACCGTTGGCCCTGCGGTGGAGACATATTGATCCACCAGCGTAACCCCTCGGGGAGTGGAAACACCAGAGAAGATCTGCCCGTCAGCGTTAAGGCCTGGCACGCCGCCCGGCACATCCTTCTGAAGCGCCCCCCAGATGGTTCCCAAGGTCTGCTTGTCCCATTGCGTTCCCGGGGCATTTACCACTGATGCAGGGGACAGACCCCCGCCCGGAGCGATCCACGGTACAGTGATAGGCGCGGCCACCGCCAGTGACGGCAGAAGGACTGATATCAGGAGAAATTTTCTCATTTGCCATCATCCACCTGGGTTACGACGCCAGCGTTGTTCTGGAAGCCGTCGAAATTGGTGCCGGCGCCCATGGCCGGGATCGCTGCCAGAAGCGCGGCAAGAGAGGCGGCGGTAGCCTGAGGCGACAAGGGTACGCCGGACGTCGCGCCAGACATGGTCGAGTAAGCGAACGCCCCACCATCCATCCAGAGGCCGCCGCCCTCCGGCGCCGTCGTTGGAAGCGTTTGTCCAAGCTGGAGCAGTCCGAGAGCCACAGCTGACACGGCAAAATTATTCGCAGTGATGTTGCAGGGGGCGTATCCTGTAACGGTGCCTTGGGCATTCAGAACAGGCCGCAGAAAGACGAGCAGATCCGTCGCCTGCACGCTGGTCTGCGTGAGCGCGGGGTCAGACGCGAGTTGGGACATTGTTTTACCCGAAGATCAGGGGGTTTCCGGAAGCGTCAGGCACAATGGCCGAGCCGAGAAGAAAAGCATTCGGCGCGTAGGCCGGGGGCGTGCTGGCGATAAGCTGGGGAGCGCAACCGACCGCGATGGAGGCAGTTGCCGTGAAGACCACCCCTCCAGCCGTGCGAACGGAGATTGTTGCAGTTTGCGGGCCGGAGCATAGCCACTGCACCCAGACGGTCGCCACGGCTCCGAACACGCTGGCCCACGCAATCATGCCGCCACTGCACATTGCCTCAACCGCGACGATCCGATCTGAGCAGTCCAGCAAAGGGGAAAAATCAACGCTGTAATCTGCTCCGGATCCTGCGGCTGCATCAGGCCAGCAAATGACCGCGCTCCCTGTCAGTCCCCGGATACGAAACGCAGGGGGCGCATCGGCGCGCGTAATGCGCTGGCATGGGGCCCACGTCATTCGGACACCGCGCCCGGAGCCGTAGGGAGCGCTGTGCTTGTCGCATCAGTCCCGTCAGCAATCTCTTGAAGTGCGGAAACGTAGGCGCGCGTCTTGGGGCCGAATATACCCCCCATCGCCACAGTCAGGGCAGCACCAACCTGAACCTCGGCAAGAGCACCGATTGCCTGGTCTTTCAGGGAGTTCATGAAGGTTGATTTTGCCGCCGCGTATTCATCTGCCGCGCACGACACAAACCCACTCGGAAGAACAGTCTTGTCATCGCTCCATGAGGCCAGCCCTATGACGATTCCTGAGGCATTTTTTTCGAGTGCATAGACAGTCATGGTAACCTCACGATGGGACAAAAAGATAGCTGAGTGTGTGTCCGACGTTTGGTGAGTTCTGGGATGATGTTCCGCAATAAGATGCGACCGTCACCGAGCCAGCCGCGACCGCAACGCAGGAATGGTTTGTCATGGCTGTAGTGCCCGTCACCTGATCGGCGCTCAGGCTCTGCCCATTGACGATGACGGTCAGGTTTGTCTGGTTGGAGTTTTGGGCGGAATAGTTCGCAGATCCGATGACGTGGACATAACCGGGAACAGGCGCTGTGAACGTAAGGGAAATGGTCTTTGAGCCGCCAGACGGGAGCGTGTAATACTGCTCGGTCCAGCCGCCCTGCGCCAGTTTACCTGCGCCTTGAAGCGCGACGTTCCCGACGTCAGTGCTATCGACGCCAAGGCCTAAATTCCCGTCTGGTCGCCAGCCTAGGTAGATGGCGTTATTGCCAAAATTGGAAAAGCCCCATCCCTGTTTAACAAATTGATTCCATCCAAACTTCTGCCAAGCGGTGCCTGTTACTCCTGGCGCCGTGACATTCGCATCCGCCGTCGATACCCAGAACAGGCCAGCCGTTGAGGTGTCCGACACGACCGAGTTCTGAGGATACCCCCCGATCGAATTAGCGAAGTCCTGCGAAAAGGACGGCACAACCCCAGATTCATAATTCTGGGCTGAAACTGAGAACGTCTTGAGCGCGCCGTTCCAGTCAGCACCCCACGGATAGACACCGCCGGCAGCCGGAGGAGTGAAGTTGACGGCAGGAAATCCCGACGCAATAGAGGCGCGCCCTGTTGCTAGAGCAGTACCGGACAGCAAGGGATACTGAACCGTCGTCGTGGTGCCGCTCGATCCCCAGAGGACGGGGAATTGAGGGGCAAAGTCTGAGAGCTTCAAAGGATATCACTCCCGAAATCTGTTTTGGGTTGAACAACCCATGTGAAAGCATAAGCAACAGAAACCGTGGACGGGCGGCACAATATCCCCGTCTGCTCTATCATCGCAGCCTGAACCGAGGTCAGTACCCAATTATGACGAATGGTCATTTCGGTGCTTGATGTCTCTTCAACCCATATCAACCCATAATCGGAGAACAGCATCATCAGGATACTGTTCAGGTCGGAAATGGAGCCGGAAGATATATTTGCCGCCGCCTTGGAGAAAATGAGGATCCGGAAGGCGTCATCAGTTAGGGCAAAGTTGCTGGTTGATCCTTGCCCGCCATAGAAAATTCCATATCCGAAGCCCCCTATGACGCTTGTCCCGTCATCCGCTTCGTGAAAGCCGATATATCCTGTCTCGGCTACGTTCAGAATGCGGCCCACGCCAACGATCCGCCCCCAGACATCCAGCCCCCATCCGACCGCGGTCTGGGGGTTGAAGACCTGCGTGTAAAACAGGTCGATCAGCACCGCCGGATCAATCGCCTGATTGAACCCTGCAATGATCGTGTTGAGGCTGGGGCTGTTGGCGTATTCGGCGAGGATCGTCTCGTTGACGTTCTCCATCAGCCACCTACACCAATGTGAGAGTAATGTTATCCGCCAGGATGACTGGGCGCTGTGCGATGCTCATCTGGCTCGTGAAACCTGTCGGGCTTGCTGATGTGCCAATCGTGATTTCCACGATACGCGCCCATGCCCCCAGCGATGCAATCCCGGCATAGAAGCGACTGGCGAACAGCTCTGCGCCGATACGCGCCCGACCGCCGCCGTCAGTTCCGTTGAACGCGGCGATGACGGCAGTCTGAATGTCAGACAGGGCCGTAGAGGGGACGGACGTCGAATTGGCGACCGTAACCGCGAGATAGACCGGAGTATCGGCGGCGGCTGTGTAATTAAAAGTGTAGGAAGGGCCGTTGCCGCCATAGGCGCTATTTGGATCCTGCACCGTGACAGAGGACGTGCCGCTTGTCATTGAGCAAGGGTTTTTCTTTTGCAAAATGGCGAGGCCAATATCTGAAGCGCTCCCGCCCGACACCGAAATGAACAGGGAACGGGCCGGAACCGTGACGCCTCCAATCGTTGCATCGCTGTCGGACGGGTTGTCCACGACATAGGCATCAGTGACGCCAGAAAGATTGAGAAGGGCGCCAAGAATGGAGGCGTTGGTCCCGCTGCTATTGGCTTCTACTGTCGCCTCACGCCGTGCCTCGAAATCTGCGCGGCTTTCCCCGGTGTTACGGGTCATGAAGTAAATATAGCCGATTGCGTCCTGCATCCGGCCCGATGCATTGCGGGGGTCAAAGCCGTTGAACAAGGCGAGAAGCTGATCGTTGCAGTCGCCAATGATGGCGGTTTCGCTTGTCGCAAGCTGGCCCTGCGGGGTGTTCAGGGCAGGATTTACATTGCCGCCCAGAGCCGCGTTGATGTCGGCCTGAACACCCGCGAGGATGTCCGGCTCAGACGGGGCAACAAAGCCCGCAGCGGTCATGGAGCAGGCGGGGACAGACGTGGTGGCGTCAGAACTGGACACTCTGCGTCTCTCCTGTTGTGAGGGTTATGGCGATCACGCCGCCGACTGACCGGTCTGAACGCGGCCCGATCAGGGCACATTGAGCTGCCGCCACACCCGACACAGTCATGGCGGCCTGTTCGGCTTGAGCTCGGAGAAGGGGAATGGACGACGTGCCATTGAAGATGCCGCTATCGTAGGGCAGGCCAAGGCTGGTGTCGTACCAGCACTCTCCAAGCCATGTCCGAACTGCACACGCCACGTCCTGAAGGATCGAGTATCCCTCAGTGCAGACAGCCAGATTGCCATCAGCATCAAGAGACAGATCCCATGTGGTTCTGTCCAGAAGCAGCGATTTCATGAGAGATCCCGCGCAGTGCGCTAATGTGGGGATTTATACGGACAGTAGTTTGTTCTGGGTCCAAGTACAAGACTATTCAGGGGCAGAAGTCTTGCCTGAACCGGACTGAACGCCGCCGTGGACATGACTTTCCAGCGACACGGAGCCAGCCTGCACATCGCCGGTTGCCTTGATCGTGCCCGTCACATTCAGATTGCAGTTCACATCCATTTCAGACGCCTGAACCGTGACCTTGCCAGTCGTGACGATGCGGACGCCATCGGTGGTGATCTGGACGTAGTGCGCTGGTGCGGCATTCAGGAACCCGCCTACATAGACACAGTCCGCCATGGAGTGCTGCCGGAAGCTGCCGGGAAGGGCAGGGGCTTGCGTTGCAACGACGTTCGACTGGTCCCGGCCAGAAATGATGATGTAGCCGATATCACCAGCCACCGGGTCCACAATGACGGCGCAGGCCCCGCCCTGAATGCGCAGGTACGGCACGCCATAGATCGTGCCATGTGGAACGGCAGTTCCGTCGCTTGTCTGCTGATGGACCATGGGCGTGACGTCTACAGTGCCGACAATGCCGTTACCGGCGTGTACGGCGGACACCTTGACCAGGACGTTTGTGCCGAGGGCAGATATGGCCTGCTGAACCATGCCTTTTGCAAATACTGCGGTATGGTCTGTCATGTCGGCTGTGTCCTCAGAACGGAATAGGGAAGGGCGCGCTGGATACCCCGGTGGATTTCCTGGGCAATTTGCTCGCCATTGGCGTTGCCATGCGCTGTGACATGGATATCGAAGTGGTTGTTCGTCGTGGTGTTGGAGTTCTGGTTTGCTGCCGAAGGCGGCGGGTTTAGAGCCGCCAGCACCGCGTCGGAGTATTTCGTTCCCGCCGTTCCGAACGCGTCATGCCGGACTTCGCCACCATCGAGCCAGCTCCTAGCGCCGCCTGCGCCTTGGTTATGGGCGTAGCCGAGAACGGCATACTGTTTAGCTTCGGACAGGCCCGCAAAAGTGGGATCTCGCATCAGAGCCTTGCGGTTCTGCTCAGTGAACGCCTGAAAATAGCGTTCCTGCATTTCTGGATCGTGAAGGAATTGCCCGGTCGTTGGAGCGCTTTCGTGTAGCCATTTCGCGGCATCTGTGATGGCGTCCCGGCTAAGCTGGTATTTCCCGGCATAGGCCTTGTTCGCCCCGCCCATGATGTCGTAACGCCCGCCGCTTTCGATCCCGGCTATGGCGCCCGCGTATTTCTCGAAGGGGGTAGCTCCCTGCTTATCTCCAAAGAACCAGCGGATTTGACGGTGCGCTTCCGGTGTCCTGAATTTGTCGAGCGCCCATTTTTCGGCAGACCCGCCCGCACTGGTTGGCCTCCACGCTTTATAGCCGCCATATACTGCAAGGGCAGGGAGCGCGAGAGTATCCACCGCGCCCAGTCCCAACATACCGACAGTTTTTAACAAGCTTTTGAGCGCCTGCTTTCTCGGTGATCCGTGCAGATAGGTGCCGCGCTCAACGGTCTTTTCTGCCTCATTAACGAGGCTTTTTTTACCCTCCTTGCCACCAATACCTGGCCCACCTGCACAGTCACACCCGCACATCGCTTCTTTGATGGCACCGAGCTGCTTGAGGTTCTTGAGCATCAGGAGCGGGCCGATAACGGCCATGAGGCCGCTGCCCACTGTCGTCAGGGCCACGATGCCGCCCGCAATTTCCGTCAGGCCGCCAACGATCCCTTTGTTTGCCTTCTCCCATTCGAGGAGCTTCTGAACGAAAGCATCAATTTCAGGCGTGTATTCCGAGACCAGATCCTGACCGAACTTGCTCGTCTGGGTATGCAGTTCGACCATGTGGTCCGTCAGTTCGCGGGCTCTGTCTATGGTCTTCTGGTCAGGTGCGTTGTCGTACCCGAAATTGTACCGACGATCGAACTCCTTCGGGGCTAATTCTACTGCTGCCTTGGCAGCATCGCTGGAGATCCCAATCTGTGGGAGAAACTGGTTCCGGGTTGTCTGGTTGACGCCCTGCACGCCGCGATTGATCCGCTCGAGAACGTCCTGCTTTATCGTTCCGTCCGCATTCAGATAATCCGTGACGTTCAGATTGCTCATGGCCTTCGACAACGCTCCCCGCTGCGCGGGATCGTACTGCATGGCCTGCATCTGTTTAATCGCTGCGGCCGCATCCTCGGCGTTGCCTCCGACCGTTTTGAAAACGGTTCCGTAAGCCGTCAGTTTGCGCGGGTCCATGTTCAGGCTCTGCGCTGCATTTCCCAGCTGGGTGTAGGACTGCGTAACGCTCTCAACCGCTGCCTTGATGGATCTGCCGCCTGTGAAGAGGCCCAGAAGCGCAATTGCCTCTACTCTGGCTCGGGAGAAACTGTCGGCCGCCACTTTTCCCGCATCTGCGAGCGTTCTCTGGGTATGGTCGGCGCGGTCTTCAAGCGTCTTGAGCGCAGTTCCGGCCTGTTTCGTGCTCTTTGCGACACCACGACCGTCAACGCCAAGCTGAATGACGAGGGAATCTAGGATTGTTGGCATAGGATTTCTCAGACCGTACGGTTTGCGGGAAGGTCATTTCGGATGGCGGTGACCTGAGTAAACCACGGGCCGTTCGGAATTTCGGAGGCAAGATCGTGCGCGATGAATAACGGGAGCCAGAGGCCGGTAGAGGGCATCTTAGGAATGGTCTGGCCCATCCCGTTATCTACCCAGCCAGCAGGCCGATACTCACTTTCGAGATCAAATGGCACACGCAGATCAAGCGCAGGGTTGAACAGGCAGGTCAGGCTTACCCCTGCTTGATTGTAGGCGGGATATCCGATCAGGCCTGTCTTGTTGCTGATCTTGATGGTTGTACTGTCTCGGCTCGTGTTGTCGTTCTGCGCCCAGACATGAAGGGTGCCCGAAACGTCGAAGGCATAAAAGGCGTGGAGGCTCGTTGCGAGATCATGGATCTGCTGAAGCGCGCTGCCCCAGGCATAGTAGTTCGTGACCGTCATGGAGCTCGTCAGGCCATGGCCCACAAAAGCCCCATTCCCGGCCACGGGCGCCGTGTCGGTCTCTTTCAGGCCGGTTGCCTTGCGAGCGAGAAGAGAAAAGATCGTGGATACGGGCACTGCACCGGGGAAGGTCGAGGGGATCGGCAAAAGCTGCTCCGATTGAACGGTGTCAGTTGACGACACAACCAAGGCCACGTTCGGCGCGCCAGTGAAGTCAACGAATGCTTCCGTGATGCCGCCACTGAAGATCGTGCTCATGCCGCGCTCGGCGTCTCCGGCCTGAACTGTAACGGTTGAGGCAACAGCAAGCTGATTGTTTCTGCCTTCGCCGTCCGGCATTCCAATCACAACCGAAAGCCGGTTCATCATGGCCATAGTCATGCCTTCGACGCGGAGACTCAGATTTGCTCCCTGCCACATTCCTTCGCGGGTGATTGTTGCCCGAACGCGATGCTCGGTGAGCGTGACGGTATCCGTGTCCGCAGTCGGTCCTAACGCCCCAGAAGCGACCTGGAACGTGACGTCGATGCGTTTTTTCGTGAAACTGCTTTGAAACGTGGCATGCGATTTTGTTGTGCTGGACATCAGGATGCTGCCGTAAAGGTGAGAACGAACCTGTCACCAAGGCCGTCATAGGTCGGGTCTTCGGCCCCTTGGGTGTCCACGAACACAAAATCTCCACCGAGACCGAGATAGTCCGCATGGATGACTGGGTTCAGGTTCTGGCAGATCGCGCCCGCCACGACGCGCGTGCTGTTCTGCCATACATCCATGAAAAGACCGGTGGAACGCTGATAGACGTCGAGCCGGACAAGCTGCTGGCTCAGGACGACGTTGAGGGTCTGGCTTGCCGTCGCACTCAGAGGAACTGTGACAGAACTCATAGCGTGACACCCATCAATGATGCCTGGATGGGTAGGGAGGTGGTCGCTGCCTGCACCGTCCCGTTCTGGACGGCCTGACTGCCCTGTGGCGTTCGGGTATTCGTGTACCCGGCTGAAGCCCTTCGTTGAACTTCTTGGATCGCGACTTCCGCCATCACGAGGTTAATCCCGGCCTCGGGGCTACGTCGGAGCCGATATCCAACGATATTGGCATTGATATAAGTCCGCTCAGGCGTCACGACGCTGTAGAGGTTCGTGTCAGCGACGAGAGCTTCCAACGTGGCAATGAAGCTCTGCCGGACCGCAAGATCAGCAGATGGCTGGCCTGAGATGGCGCTGGAAATTTGCGACATGATCTGGCCGTTTCCGGACGTATCATTCGCTAGGGAAAACATCTTCTGGATCTGCGAAACGATCGAGGAGCTTCCCGTTTCCGATCCATCGCAGAGCAGGGTCACGCGGGCGTTAAACGGCGCTTTCACCTTGTTGTAAGAGACGAATGCTCCGTCTTCGAGAGGAGCATTCGCGATCGCATAGCTGGTCTCGTACTCGACGCCATGAACATGCGCCGCCGACAAGACATTTGCGTTTGAGGAGTTGAAGATCCCCCACTTCTTGGCCGTTTGCTCGATCGCCCAGCTCTGCACTACGCCCGCAAGCGCCGTGGATGCCGAGGCGCTGGCTCCCGCGCCAATGGACTGGCCCAGAAGGGCAGGGACGCCAACCGCGACCGGGATATCCCAGACCGACGGAAGGGTGACGTTCGGGAAGGCCATGACGATCCTTTCAGGCAATAAAAAAGCCGCCCGGTGAGGGGCGGCGGAACAATGTGCTTGACCACGCGAATCTGTTCACGCGCGCGACACAGGAATTCGTAAGAGTGTGATACGTTGGGATAAGTCTCTAGTTATCCCCGATATTAACGTAATCCACAAATATTCAGAAACAATTTTAATTTTATCAACAGGAGATTTGTTTCAATCCACTGATTTGAGGTGTTATGCACAAGATTTTAGAGGCGATCGTTTGGGCTTTCCGTATTCGTTCACCACTTCGGACGTTAAATGAGAATAGCGATTCAAAGCGTCGCTTTTTCGTTCGGAGAAAACACCGCTTAGATAAGCAGTTATTTTCTGAGCAAAAACAAAATATGAGTTTGGATAAAAGGTACGATTTGATCATGGTAAGAGTTAACGACGTTGCAGAATATATCCTGCAAAATAGTGCATCTCCCATGAGTGCTATGAAGCTTCAGAAGCTTTGCTATTATTCCCAAGCTTGGTCGCTTGTGTGGGACGACGCACCATTGTTCGACCAAAAATTTCAAGCTTGGAAAAATGGTCCGGTATGCCCTGACTTATACTCGGAGCATCGCGGCCAGTTTTCCGTAGAGGCTGGCGGGGTTAATGGTAGAGCTTCTGCTTTGAATCGAACCCAGCGCGAAACCATAGATGCGGTCCTAAAATATTACGGAAAGCATTCAGCACAGTGGCTTAGCGATCTTACTCATGCCGAAGATCCTTGGCGCGAGGCGCGCGGCGACCATGAGGATGGCGCGCGCTGTGTGAATGTCATCAGTCAGGCCGCAATGGCAGAATATTACAGTGCCCTTCCTCCAGATACGGCTAACAGCAATTCTTCGCTCTAAGTTTTTATGGTTAAGAAAAAGCGGGAACGGCCGCCCTCACGCAACCCCTTCAAGGGAGGGGTGAAGAAGGATGCCTTCAAAAGTCCAGGGCGAGCTTCAACACCAGAGGTAGACAAACTTCCTCGAGTTGGAGAAGCGCTTGTGCATATGGGCGCCCAAAAATTCCAATGGTCCTTTGATAAGGTGGATTGGGGTGGTCCATATTGCTGGAGTACTGTATCCGCAGAGAAAATTCTTAAAGAAGTTATTCCACGCCTTAAACTTCTTGAACAAAGTAACTGGGCGGAAGTTCAATCAACTGGCAGTCACGCTATCGAAATTGAGAACTTAATTCAGGCAGCCCAAAATCGTATTAAAGAGCTCTACGACGATCAGTGTGACAGCGTTTACTCATTACGAATTCAGGGGAAAGAGCGTGTATTTGGCGTCAAAGATATGGCCGTTCTAAGAATCCTATGGTGGGATCCTAAGCACGAAGTTTGCCCCTCGAAAAAAAAACACACGTAAAAGAAGCCGCCCCGAAGGGCGGCTCCGTAGTCAGGCGGCTTCCAGCTTCTTCGTTGTGGGAACAGCCTTTTCTCTGGCGTCCAGATCCTGCCAGAGCTGCATGATTGCTCGTGCTCCGTTGCGGAGATATTCCCGCGACCGTTCAACGCCGATCTTGTCCACGACTTCAGGGAAGCCGTTGTTGGCGCAGATCAGAGCGCTTGCAAGTTCGCGCTCAGTCATTCGCGGCTGGGGCCGGTCATTCTGCTCGACCGGGATCAGCGCGCTCATGACACCGGCTCCAGCTTCTTGGCGAAAGGGCGTAGGATCGCCACCATGCGAGGCGACCATTTGAGCTGCTGCTGAGAGCCCTTGCCGTGACGGCGCGTCGTATCAAAGAAGCGACCGACGTCCTTGCCCTTCTCAGTCGGCTCGTAATCACTCCCAACCGCTGAGCTTGGCACCTTAACCTGATAGCCCTGCTGGATCAGTGTCAGGTTCACCGCTCGCGCACTCATGCCGATCTCTTCGCCGATCTGCGTCGGGGTCATGTAGTTCGTATCGTCAGGAGCGGCGAGGGAGGTCACGCCGAGCAGTTCCAGCGGATTGACGCCCGTCAGTTCATGAGTTCCACGGGCCGCCATTAGACGGCGCTGGTTCTCGTCAACATTGGGAAGAGTGGATGCCACCGAGAGAAGGCGACGGTAGGCCACGTCGAAGGCTGGTTTGCGCTTGCGGGAAGGAATGGGCGTCTGGGCCACCCCTTTTTCAAGTTCCATCCAGCGGCGGACCACTTTCAAGCGGAGAGCTGGGTCGTATCCAAGAACAAGATTGTAAGTCAGGTCTTGGGTAAGAGCATATTCCTGTTGATCCCGCCTGTGGCTATCTTGGTAGATGCGCGCAAACTTGCGCTCATCTTCTTCGACCTTTCCCAACATCACACGGATATCGCGCATTACGTCGCGATGACGCTTGCCTGTCAGCTCCGCAATTTCGCGAGAAGACATGGTAGGAGCGCCCTTTGAGAGAGCGCTGGAAATCGTGACCGCGCGTGTGCTATCGTGGCTCATGGCCATTTCCTTTTCAGAGGGTGGTGGTTGAGGCGTCGGGATTGCTTGCAGGCTGGTCCGACGCCTTTTTTGTTGCTTTAATTCCGGCTTCAACGAGCCGGACAATTGCCTCGTTTCTGCTGCGGCACCCGGCGGGAATTCCGTAAGCATCAACTTCATTCAGTGTTGCTGCATGAATGCGTAGGGGGAATCTTTTGACCTCCCCTTTTGATGGACATTTCTGTCCATATCCTTCTATCGATGACAATACGCCAAACTCCACAAAAGACATCAAGATTGATGTCTGTGTTGAGTTAACTCATGTATGAAAAACGATGTCAATTGATTTGTTTCGGCGTGCATGCTGATTTCGTCGCAGTTTCCCGTGCGAGGAGAGCCAAAGTGGCGCATGCAGGCGATAAACCAGCTACAGAACGACGCATTCATGTGCTGCCAGTTGAGCTACTTGAGAGGGTTCGTTCATATCAAAATGATAATTCGATAGCCTCCGAGGTCGAGGCTGTTCGCAGGCTGTTAAGCGAAGCCCTCCAAGCCCGCGACACTATTGACGACCTTATGAAGCAAGTGCGTGCGCAGTTCAAAAAAGACAGAGATTTCCGCACTTTGGCGCGAGATATTCTTAGCGGCCATATTCTGGTTAAGCGTATGGAAATCTTTGATCATGATTTGCGTTTTGTTATGCGGAGCGGCGACGCGGGCAAAATCGACCGACAAGGGAAACTACAAACCGGGCAAGCAGACGAAGAGGGGAACGTATATAATTGGTCTGATTGGCCAGTGAGCCTCGGAGCACCGACAAAGACTTTCAACCAAGCAACTGGAAGTTGGGAATTTCCTACTGATTTAGATGACGACCCCCCTCCATTCTGACTCTTATCGACCCAGACTACCGGGACAGTCATTGACCCGACTCCGCCCTGCTGGGGAGGGAATTCCCCTCCGCCTCAAACTCCGGCATGTTACGGGGTGTGAATGGAGGAAATTCAGGATGGGAAGTATTTCGCCGGTACACTGGCTAATAATCATCGTCTCGGCATGGTGCGTGATAGCCTCGACATTGGCGGTCGTGCGCATTCTGAGGAGAATGGGCTACTCGGGTTGGTGGTCCCTTTTGATGTTCATCTGGCCACTCTGGATCATCGGCCTCGTGAAGCTATCAAAAGCAGACTGGCCCGCTTTACGGCGGTAATCAGCCATCAATCCTTATGAAAAATTGTACCCTGCGTCATAAAAATAGAGCGCTTTCCCATCTCTTCCACTAAAAAACGTGCAGCATCAACTACTGCCCGCCTCGGAAGAGGCTTTGCTCCACATTTTCCAACTTCCGAAAAAGAATTACTGAGGCTAAACGTTATTTCATCAATAAGATACCGAGTCTCTTGTTCTGTTGTATCTAGGTGCGTTTTGTGCATATAGCACACAATACGAAATAAGATTTTTATTTCATCAATATGCAGAGGCTCAACAAGATCCCATGGATTTCGCTCGGGCTTTATAACTGCCGCGTCACGCAGTTTCTCGATTGCAGGTTTTCTCTTGCGGCCCATCAGACGATTTTAAGCGAGCGATGACCACAAGTCGAATCTCCACCCCTTTGACCGGACTCCGGGGCGGATGGTGTGCTCGCTCCGTAATATTGGAGAAAGCATATGACTTCGTGGATTGTATCTTACGATTTGAGAAACGCCGAAGGGTCGCAGGATTATCAGCCGTTATGGGACTACCTAAAAGCCCACGGGGCACATCGCGTACAGAAATCTCTTTGGTTTTTAGCAAGCCCTCTATCAGCCAAAGATTTAACTAAGATGCTTCAATCTCTCATTCACCCTAAGGATCGGATACTGGTAGCAGAGCTAGTCACAAACAGTTGGTGGGTGAATGCCATGCCGGGCACAAATGACTGGGTGAAGGCCAATCCTCCCTCACGCTAAGTCTACTTTATCTTCACCGGCATCGATCCCTTGATCTACGGCAGAACGCGCCCCGTAAGGTATCCCGTCTACTTTGAACGGGATACCGAGCAGACGCCCAACTACATGCATAATCTTGAGTTTCATGGCAGATTTTCCTTACCCATTATACCGCCAGACCATGGCGGCTTCGTCCATCAACAGCATATCCTCGCTGTCATAGACCGTCTGAAGCTCATGGAGCGTGGCCTGGCCTGATCCCAGCACGCGCCCCATGATGGCGGACATATTCACGCAGCGGGCGGGTTTTCGGGGCTTGTCTGTGGGAACAGGGCCGCCGCGAGCGGGGAAATCTGGAGCGCGGCGGCCTTGAAGAAACCCACATGCAGCTTGAACGCCTCCGTGCGCAGATCGCTCAGGGTCTGCGGATCATCAATATCCAGATCCAGAATGCGCGCTGGCATGCCTCCCGGCCGCTGGATCTGCACGCAGTCGAGAAGAGCCTGAAAGGCCGCGTCGCAGTCGTCGTTGTCCATGAAGCCGAACATCTGCATGGCGACGCCGCCCATGCCCACAATCCCCGCTTCCATCGCGGTGTCGGGGATCTTGGCCCCGGCCTTAATCAGCGCCTTGATTGTGTGCCGAGCCCACTTGTCGGCGGCAAAGGCAGGCATGCGGGTGATCGTGAAGCGCTTGCCCAGATCAGCCCCGGAGGCGGGGGTCCACTCGATGCTCTTCATCAGATACCTGCCGGGAAAACATCTTCCCACGTAATCGAGAACGCACGGTCTTCAAGCACGCCGCCGCCGTTTGGCGCAACGCTGCCAGTCCCGAGGCCGCCGTTGATGAAGGTGTACTTTCGTCCCAGGCTCGGCAGCGTCAGCTCTGCCCCGAGGGTATAAATTTGCCGTCCCTTGCGCTGCCCTGTGATGAGAGCCTCAAAATAGGGCAGGCTGGAAGACCCGGCGGAGAAATTGAGCGATTGGGTGATCGGCCGGGGCACGAAGCCTTTATTCAGCTTGCCGTCAATCGACATGCGGAACTCGGCCATCTCGACGGCCTCGGTTTCCCAGGCGCGGTCGGTCGCCCAGTTTTCAAGCACCAGCGGAGCATTCCATAGAGCCGTGACGGTCAGAACGAAGATGCCGTCAGCCGAAGTGATAATTCCGGACATTACTGAACCTCAACGGAAGCAAGGTTGATGGACTGCACGGACTGGCCGTCGGTGTACCAGAACTTGCAGGGGGGAGAGGTTCGGGCCACGCGATCGGCTGCCGGTGCGGTCGAGGCGTTGGGCTGGAAGTACCACCCGCGCGTCTGAAGCGTGCTGGCGATCGGCAGGCCGGCCGCGTTGTTGACTTCCTGAGCCTCGGCAACCGTGAGCGTCACGCCTGCGCGGATTGCGCCGAAGGCAAGCGCCTGGTTGATCGTATCCTGCGCGGCGGCGGAGATCAGGGCGTCTCCCTGCGTGTTGTACGGGATGTTGCCCGCCGAAAGCAGGAGCGTGAGCATGTCAGACTGGAAGGACGCATTCATCCAGATCTGGTTGATATAGCTGTCAGCCCACTTGAACTGACCCGACACCATCCCACCGCGCAGGAAGGTGAAGCGGCCCAGTCCGTTGGCGTGCATGCCGTAGAAGGAGTAGCCGTTGGCTGCCAGAGTGCTGGCCGTTGCGCCGTCTGTGACGGAAGCTGTGACGCCGGAGAACTGGCAGCCCAACAGGTTCTTTCGCCCGTTCGTCGCGTCAAAGGCCAGCGAGGCCATCCAGCCAAGCGCCCCGGCCGCCACCAGTGGGTCCTTGTAGAACACGCTGGTACCGTCGAGGTTCTGCGATGTCAGCCAAACGCCAAACGCCCCAGTGCTGTTTTGCGTAGTCGCCTGCGCGTCCGTATCCCACGCGGCATACCAGAAGCGGTCTTTCTGCTCACTGACCCATGTGGCGATCGCCTGCTTATCAGCCAGGACGGGTTCGAATGCCGTCGTGAAACCCGCGAAATCCTGAGACGTGCTGATCAGGGCATTCACATAATCCGGGAAGGCGGTTCCCGCCGTGTACCCAGCGAAATACAGCGTGCTGGGCGTCTCGGTGGCGCCGACGTACCCCGAGAAATAGACTGCGGCCATCTGGGCTTCCGTGGAAGTCGCACCAAAAGCCGTGGCAACGTCAGATGCCAGCGAGTAGGACACGACGCTTCCAGCCGGAACCACTGCGGTGTTCTCGGTGATGATCAGGCCGTTGATGAACGCCACACCACCAGCCGCAGTCAGCGCGCTCGGGGTGACGGAAACCACTTGTGAAATGGGGATGCCAGCCACTGGCTGTTACTCCTGCGTAGGGGAAAGGTCGGCCGCGTAGGTCGTGACCGTGATCTTGTCGGCGAACTGCTGGGGGATGGTGCGCTGGTAATTGACCTGCATTTTCAGATCGACGGACCAGGCGTCCTCGTACTGAGCCTCACCGTTCACGAAACCAAGCTGGCGCGGCTCTGCGGCGGAGAGGGGCGACAGGATCGGCGCGTAGGCCTGGAGCCAGTCCGTCGTGTAGAAATCGCGCCACAGACCGCAGACCTGCTTGAGTGCGTCACCGGCGCCTGTGCCGAATGCGCTGACCTGCACCGTGACCTCACGCAATTCCGTGACGAGGCGGGAGGCGTCCGTGTAGAACCAGCCGTTCGTAGCCAGCAGACGCGTGGTGATGAGCTGCATCACGCAGTACGGGCCAACCGGGGAGGGCGTTCTGTTCTGCTGGCCCTGCCTTATCCGGAAAGGCGAGGGGAGCACCGTCTTCAGATACTCGCCCAGAGTCTGATAGAGCGCGCTGTCCGTGGGGGTGAATGTTATTCCGGAGCTGGCGACGTCTGGCGCGTCACCGCAAGTTTCGACCATTGGCCGTATCCCCATTCTTCAAGAACATGCGTCACGAGCCAGTCCGACCCGTAGAAATGCAGAATATCGCCACCCGTTTTCAGGGCCCTGTTCAGCCCCTTGATGCCGCCCTTCAGATAGACGGCACGCATGTCGGAGGACTGGTTGATGTTCTGCAGGTGCTGGAGGTCGGATGCGCTGAGAGCCTGCACCTTGATGGAGACCAGGATTTCCAGAGTGCTCGGCGTCACGCTGAAATCGGGGTTGACCGTCTCACCGTCAGAGACCTTGAGAATGGCCTGAATGGGCGGATTGACCGCGTTCGTAACCGAGTGAGCGATCCCGAAAACGTTAATCACTGACCACCTCGTATCCGACGCTGTTCAGCATGTGCCCGGTGTCGATCAGGGGCTTGTCGAAACCCTTGGCCTTGATCGTAGATGCGGCAAGAGGAGGAGACTGAAGCGTTCTGATCTCTTCCTGGATCTGCGCCACGATGCGCTCAGATGCCATATCCAGCGCCTTCTCTAGATCGCCTCCTGACTGCTTGAGGCATGCAGCGAGAAGCTTCGGCCACTGGTCCTGATTTTTGGCGATCGTCTGCCGCATGAAAGGACGGGAGGGGGACCGCGATGTGCCGAACTCGTTCCAGTAGGCCACGGCGGCAACTGGCGTTCCATCAGGATATGTGGCGCCCTCAAGAAATCCTGCATTGAGGTGCATCTGTGCGCCACGCCTCAGCACCCGCTCCAGCAGCCGGGCCATCCAGTTCTTCTGCATGCCCTGAACCTTGCCGTTCAGCGTCGCCTGAAGACGGGCCATGCCCTTGATTGCTGTCTTTGCCATCAGGGCCAAATCCTTGCTCGGGGCGACCGGCCGGGAACGAAGCGCATCTGCCTGAGATACGCCGTCATCTGCCAGAAGGTCGCGCCATATTGCGTTTGCATGAACCAGGCTGATGACTGACTGGTCGGGCCCATATCGAGAGAAACCGAGGTCGAGCCCTCGGAAGCTGCGGCAACGCGGCCGACTACCCCTGCGCCGTTTCCCGCGGCATCAGCCGGCAGGTTGAGTTGCGCGATGTGAGCGGTCAGCAGATTGAGCAGCCGCGCCCTTCTGCCGAGGTTTTGAACCGGGCTGCGCGGGGTGTTGCTGAGGATATCCCCAGCCTGATCGAAATAGTCCGATGCCTGCGTCTGGTTGGTGCTCGACGCCAGCACAGGATAGAGGGCCGACCACGTCGAATAGTCGAACGTGACGACGCCCGGTTGTGACGTGGCCGACCCGCTCATCAGGCCGCGACCCGGGCTCGGGCGGCTTCTTCAGCCGCAGCGAGGCCCTTGCGTTTGATTTCCTCGGGGTCGAGGGGTTCAAAGCCGGTCTTCTCGGCCTTGAATTCGTCCGCCCTGGCATTCGCGCGGGCGTCTGTCTGCTCAGCGAACACACACCGGTTCTTCACCAGATCACTGTCCGCGTTCTGCTTCAGCCAGGCATCCCAGAACGCTTTATCCACTGTCGTGCGACCGACGCGGCCGAGAAGCACGTTGTCCTTCGGGTGGTAATCCGGCGCGCGGTTTGCACCCTTGATCTCGATTTCCTTGACGTAGCCGACCGGGCTCAGGTCAGGGCGCTTTTCCTCGCTCAGCTTGGCGCGGCGCTCTGCGTCCCCCTCGGGGGCGAGGCGCAGACGCAGGCCATGGGGCATACGGCAAAGTACGGTGACGGTATCAGCCATGTTCAGATCCCCACCATCTGGGCAACAGCCATCGGACGCTTCCAGATCGCGCCCCAGCCGCCACGCGACATCTTCTGCCGCGCATTCGTGGAATACTGCTCCAGGCGGTGCATGGTCAGACGCTCGGTGAACGCGGTGGTGACGGTCTCGACGCCATCGACTTCCGGCACGAACATCTGCATGACGTTGGCGCTGGTGTAGCCGCCCGACATGGTGACACCGGCTTCCGGCAGGAAGACGATCTCCATGTTCGGCCATGCCTTCTTCAGCATGTCCTCAAGGGTGATCCCGAACTGGTTGGTGTAAGCCATCACCTGCGACAGTTCGGACGGCGCGACAACCTTCAGACGGGTCTGATTGGTGATGTTGCCCATCATAGCCTTGTTAAGGGCGGCAAACAGCGTCACAAAGTCCGGATAAATCAGGTTCGGATCGCTGGTGCTGCTCCACGACGTTGCAGTTCCGGATTTCACAGAGGCCGTGATGGCAGCTGGAAGAGCCGGATCATTCAGGGCGCCGTAGTTCTCAAGGCCGGTGAGCCCGAACAGGTTCAGCAGGTTCTGCTGCTTTTCGAGAACCGACGAACCGGCCGTACGCTGCTCGGCAACCCAATCGATGCTGCCCATGCCCATCATCTCGGCTTCCAGATCGCCATACTTGGCCCAGGTCTGGAACGTGAATGACTGACGGCTGACCCAGTTGGCGTTTGCCGAGCTGTCACCGGCCTGCTCGTAGTCACCATAGGCCACGGCATAGCCGGACGCCTCGATGACCGGGAACATGACCGTCTTGATTGCGCGGTCGCCCTTCTTCTGAGAGCCGTAGATCTCTTCGGACTTGGTGGGCGTGACGAGCTGACGGATCAGCTGCGGATCGACCATCGTATTGATGACGACCGGAATACCGCTGTTCGGGGCCGTGACAGAGCCAAACGTTGGGGCCGCGTCATAGGCGTTCCCCTTCTCGCCCACGTAATGCGTCACGCCCGGGAGATTGATGCCCCAATCCTGCGCAAGGCGGGTCGCGTCTTTACGAAACGAAGCCATTATTCGTTGCTCCCTGCAATCGGCGCGACCGCACCGGAAATGATGATGGTGGAACCGGCTGCGCCACCCTGAGTGACTATCCAGCCTGTTGCGACCGTGCCTTCAGGAACCGTGCCCGCGACGCCCGTCTGAAGCGTGCCGTCCGTCGTGGAAGCATAAACGGCCTGCTCCGGCGTTGCGGCAGTGGCAGCGGACACGGCGAAGTAATCACCGCCCGTCATGAGCTGAACATTGAAGCCGCTCGGCAGCGTCATCGTGCTTTCGCCGAGATAGGGCGTAATCAGGCCCGTCTGGTCGCGCAGAACAAAGCCGGTCGGGGCTTCGGAGGCGATCGGCTTGTTCAGGACGGTCACGCCATCAGCCTGCACCCAGCCGAACGCAGCAACCGTGACGCCACCTGCACCGGCAACGAAACCCATCGGGCCAGGAATGGCAGAACGACGCGGGTTTGCCGAAGCGATGCCGCCCGGAAAGCCCTTGCCCCAGGTGTAATTGATCTTGGTAGGGAAACCCATCGGGGCCGCTCCTTACGCTTTGCGGCGAGCAGAGGCGCCCGCCAGAGGGGAATCAGTGTCGATGGCGCTGTCAGCCGCGAGACGGGCTGGACGCTCGGGACGCTTGGCGTTGATTGCCATGCTGACGAGGGCGGGCAGGGCGCTTTCATGAACGCTGGCAGCGTCCTGTCCGATCTGCTTGAGCGCATAGCGATAGATGTCGCCCGCGCTGTCCATGCCAACGACATCACCGACGAGGGGGCGGACGGCCTCTCGGGCGTCCTGCGCCTGCTTGTTGCGGCGACGTTCCTTAGAGACGGCGTCTTCAATCAGGCGAGAGACGGAAGCGGCATCCATGCCCTTCTTGTCGTCTTTCTTCTCGTCCTTTTTGTCATCGTCTTCATCGGCCGCCTGATCGTCGTCCGTGTCGTCCTCATCGCAGGCCTTGGCGTCTTCCGCCTTCTTGCCATCCTTGTCGTCGTCGGACTCGTCCTCGGCCTTCTTCTTGTCGTCGTCGGTTTTATCCTCGTCCATGCACTTCTTGATGTCCTCCTCGGACGCATCCATGGCGAGACGGCCGGACTTGAGAGCGGCTGCAACCTTCGCCGCAGCAGACATGGGCTTGTGGGCAGCCATGCTCGTTTCCTTCATGATGTTGGGGGACGCGCTGTCGCCGATGATGGCGGTCTTCACGCGGGGTTCTTCCACCAGGGCAAGGTGGTTGAAGCGGATATTGACCATCTTCAGCGTGTAGCGCTGACCGTTGATCTCACCGGTCTCAGGGACGGTCTCGTAGGCGTATCCAGCCGACACGCACCGCTTGGAACCGTCCTGAATTCGCTTGATGGCGTCTCCGTCCCAGATCGCCAGTTCCCCGATGAGGTCGGGCGCCTGAAACGTGGCGTTATTGACCGATCCAACCGTGATCTCGCGCGGATGATCGTCCGCACTGACTGGCTGGTGGATCTCGATCAGGGGCTTGCCGTTGATGCTCGATGCGGCTTCCCGCAAGGCACCGGCGTCCCGGTACATCCAGTAGATCGTGTCAGGCTCTAGCCCCAGACGCTCGGCACCATTGATCTCGCGCCCGTAATAGGGCGAGACTACAGCCGCGCTGAGCACGCAACGCTCGACGTGCAGATGCCCGTCCGGGTCGATGCGCCGCACCGACCGGTCCAGGGCCATGATTGTATCTGTCATTTTGGAGAGCCGTTGTGACTGAAGACGAACGCAAGCTGTTATTGATGCTCACGTCTGCCGTGAGGGGCATCTATGAACGGGACCATCCTGAAAAACCGCAAACAATTGAGCAGGAACTTGCCCGGCTAGCAGACGCCGTTAGGCGTCAAACCCCGGGATAATCACCTGGGACGTGCAGCGGCAGTTCGGTTCCTCGCCGGGAAAGATGAGCTTGCCTTCGCCGTCCACATCCGCGCCCTTGCGAATGTCATACCGAAGCCGCTTCCGTCCGGCCTCGACGTGCTTGGGCCGTGGATGTTTCCCCGCACTGGAGTGGCACCAGATCGCCTCGGTCAGTCCCAGCTCGATCTGACGGGTCCGCGTGATGAAGGACGTGGCCTTGTTGTTCTGGTCCCGGGCGATGAAAGCGGCACGGCGTTGCGTGATGCCGTACCGCTCTTTCAGCTCCTTCGTCAGCGTTTCAAGATCACGCCCGGCCATGACGGAACGTTGCACCATCCCGGACACTTCCGTCAGGTGGTGTTCGGCAATGCTTTTGATGAGGCCGACGTTCTCATTGACCAGGCCGTCCAGCGTGTCCGTTACAGCCTTCGAGGGCCTGAACCTCACAGCGAAACCCGCCTGCTTCAGCCGATCCATGAGGGATACGTCTGAATGGCGTTGCCAGCGCTTGGACTGCATCTCTGCCATCTTCCGCGCCCGGTCATCGAACAGCCCGCGCCACCGGGCCGTGAGCTTGTTCATGACCTTCTGAAGCTCGTCCGCCACGCTGTCCTGCGCGATGACGTCTTCATGCTTCCGGTAGTTGGCCTTGAGCCAGTAGGTCAGGCTGTCGTCCATTTCCCGGACGAGGCGCATCAGGTCCCGGTAATAGGCCGCCTCAAGCGCAGCACTGGCGCGGGTTGGCTTGAGGGCCTTCCCGGTGGCCGATGTGCAGCGGAACTGGGTCACTCTTCTTCCCCTTCGCCCTTCTTCAGCAGGCTTTCCATGTCCGGCATCTGCTCGTCATGAGGCGGCTCCGGCGGCGGACCCGTCAGATCAACGCCCTTGAAGATTGAGTGATCATCGGTCGCCTCACGCTCGCGACATTCTTCCGGCGAGACGATGCCCGCCGTGGACAGCACGGCCATGAGGTCAGCTTTGATCTTCTCGATCTCCGCAAGCTGCTTCTCATCCATCTGCCAGAGCGGGACAAAGTTGAAGGACAGCCCTTCATCGATCTCACCCCAGAGATGGATCTGCACGGCTTCGAAGATCCGCTGGAGCGACGGACGGATGTTCGCTTCCTGAAAGGCGGAAATCTCGTCGTAGAAGACGCGGATCTCGCCCTCTGAGGACGCATTCAGACCCTGCGGCTGGATGCCGAATAGCTTGACCAGCGGAATGCCAGGGATTGAGGCCATCGCCTCCATCGACTGAGCCTGAAGGCTGTCCAGCCCTGACAACGGCGTTGCGATGATCGAAGCGTCCTCACGCTCCTTATCCACCACGATCGTGCCCTGGCCCTCGGACACGTCCTGCATGTAGGCTGCGCGACCCTGTACCGACGCCATGTCCACATCGCCATAGGGCATCGGCTGGGCGTCCATGCCGGGGCTGATATCCGTCTGCATGTTCCCCGTCATGTCCGTTTTCAGGACCAGCTTGGAGAAGTTGCGGACGATGGTGGCCGTACTGTTACGCGTAGCCAGGTAGTTGTGGACGTAAGCGCGCAGCAGCTGTGTGAGCGACTGGCCACCGAAGTTGAACGCCGGGGCAAGGATCTGGCTGACAGGGTAGGGGATCGTGGTCAGCAGGCGTGAACTGTCCACCATCGTGCCGAGCACCCACCAGTTGTCCGGCTTGTAGAAGTTCGGAGCAAGGGGGTTGTTCGCATTGTAACTGTTCGGTGTGGTCCAGATCGGCTCGATATTGGCGAGGCGCTCCAGTGAGCCTTTCGCCATGCCGTTTTTGCCAATCACAAGCGGCTTGGACTGCGCGTCCGTGGTGAGGGCAGCGTTCTTGATGCCGATCCAGACATGCCCGAGACCGAACGTCAGGCCGTGCAGAACATGCGTCTGCATGACCCTGCGCACATTCAATCGCTTGAACTCACGCTCGACTTGCTGAATGCGCTGTGCCGCTGCCTCGTTCTCTTCCGCGTCGCCGCCCTGCTTGTCAGATCGGAGTTCGATCCATTCGCGGGTGGCTTCACGTGCAATGACTTCGCAGGGTTTGCGGAACTCGGCCCGCTGCGCCATCTGGGCAAGCTGCGGGTAGCCGAGAAAGGCCAAGCCGTCCTCGAAATAGTCGCGCAGGACCGGAGCGGCGGTTGCCGCCCACCCGCCCATGTCCGCGACCGCTTCGAGGCTGCCGCTGTCCATTGCCAGCGCATCTGGAGCTTCGCCGCGTACACCTTTGGGCGGTTCATAGGCATCAAAAGCAAGGCTCGGCTCACTCTGACGCGCCCCAGAACCATGCCCACGAAATGAGCGCAGGTTCAGGCGCCGGTCAGAGCGTGAAAGCACAGGCTCGCGCCGCTCGGGCAACGGCTTGCGCTCCCGGCTGCGACTGAACCAGTGTTTCATCAACGTGTCCTTGATTTGTAGCCTGCGAACGAGGGCATGGAGCGGCGGTTCTGGATGATGCCGTCCAGGGCGTATCGCAGCGCGTCGATCCAATGGTTCCAGGCATCGACAATGACTGGCAGAACCTCTTCGGTCTTCGGATCGACCTTGAAAGCGTATTTGCGGAACTCTTCAGCGATACGCGGGCAGCGACGATGCACAACGATGCGCTTGAACGCTTTCAGCCGGTCTATACCGTCTTCCACGCTCCCCGGCCACTTCTTGGCTGGGCTCATGTTGTAGCGGTAGCGGGTCGCCATGAAACTGATGTTCTGCGGTGAGGCACAGTCCGCCTTGATGGGCCAACGCCGCGTTCCGGGGATCTCGTCCAGAACCTCGGGCAGCTCATCCAGATGGATGCCTGTTCCGCCAGCTTCGTAATCAACGTAGAGCACTTCATCACGAATGAAGCACCGGACGGCCGCCGTCGGGTCCTGAGAGAAGCCCCAGTCCAACCCATAGAAGAACCGAGCATCCTCAGGCGTCTCGAAATCATCGACCGTGACTCGCTTACGGAAGATCACCGCATCGGAAATGGTGACGTAATCACCTTCCCAGACATGGTCATATTCGTCAGGCCGCGCCCTCTGATCTTCCTCGCGTTCGGTCGGTAGTGTGCCATCACCGAACCACGGATTGTCGGACCAGTTGGCCCGGACGGCCGTTAGATCGGCGCGGTCAGAGCCTTCACCGCGGAAGAATTCGTCAATCGGATCATCAGAAGACGCAGGGTTCCATGACGCCCAGATTTCAGAGCCCGGCTTGCGAAGCGTTGGCCGCAGCATTCGCCACGAGTAAGAGCTGATCGACTGCGCTTCTTCGATCCATGCCCGGTCGAAGCCCTCAAGCGACTTGATGCTGTCTGCCGTGTGGTTCTGGAGGCCCTGAAAGACAATCAGACCATCGCCGGGTGTCTTGATGACCTGGTCCTGAACGTCGAAATGCCTGTTCAGGTTGAACTGGTTGATCTTGTCCACGATCAACTGCTTGGACGAGCGCGCAATCGATTTCTGGATTTCGCGGATGCAGACCGTTCGATGGCCCGGAATGGCGAGGTGTTCTTCAACGGTCAGTCCGCCAAAGAAGTGCGACTTTCCGGACCCTCGGCCGCCATGAGCGCCCTTGTATCGGTTCGGCTTCAAAAGGGGCAGGAAAACGCGCGCCGTTGGGATCTCCAGCGCCTTCGTCATGCTCAATCCTTCTTGGGCACGTCCACGACCACCCGTCGAATTTCTGTGAACTCCAGAGGCCCGCCGTCAGCGCCGGTATGTTCCTGCGTGATCTTGTCGCCATACTTCTTCGGCGCACGCCGGGACATGGCCCAACGGATAATGTCGGCTCGGACTTTTATCGCGCTGGCGTTGTCAGCGTTGACAGTCCTCGCATCGGCAAGGATTTCTGCCTCCATCGCGTCAGTCGCTTCTTCCCGCGCGCGCCTGTACTGTGACGATAAGGTTTCGTCATTCCTGATCCATCGCCTGATCGTATCCCACGCAGGCATGTCGGCCATCGCCGCAATATCGCGGATCGTCTGCCCTTCCTCGATCAAGCAGAGGACACGATCCCAAAGCTCTTGCGTGAAGATGGAGGGCCGCCCGGTGGGGCGTGGAGCAGGTGCCGGAATGACTTCCGCCTTCTTCCTCGCCATAACTACCTCACCAGATATTTCGGGCACCCGGCCTCAACGCGACGTGCGTCCAGTTCCCGCCCGATCGCGCGTTGAACGCGGGACACAAGGGCAGGGGATAAAACCCCGTCTCTCGTCAGCTTGTGCGCATTATGAAACACGAAAGGCTTGCACCGGATCAGCGCGCCATCAACCAGACCGAGATGCAGCGTGTCAGGAAACTCAATCAGGATATCAGCGCGATGCCTGACCGTCCTTGTCGGAAGAACGGGACACAAAGCCGCGCTGCCTGATTGTATTCCTGCAATCACATGGAGCGATCCGCGCCACCTCACCACATCACCGGCTGTGATGGTGGGTGAGGGCATGGCGGATTGTCCAGAATGTCTTGCGCTACAGGCGCAATTCTTCAGTGTTGCCCAACCGTATCAGGCGCTGGGTCCAAGTACAAGCGCTTTGTTCCGCTCGATCCTATCGCTGATTTCCTTGCGGACGCCTGCGTAAGCTCCGCAAAGCTGCTCCAGGATCAGCGCGCACTGGCCGGACACAATTCGCCGCCCATGCGCTGATTTGTCAGGCACCAACGCCTCAGCCATCGCCGAGAATGACAGTTCCTTCGCCAGCATCATTTCCAGCCGAACGTGAGCGCAAAGTCCAAGCCGATCGCGGATCATGCCAATTCGTTCAGCAGCGTTCCCGCGGGAAATGGCGAACGTGTGGACGTCGCCCTTCACGTAATCGGAAGGCAGCACATCACTCAAAATGTCCAGATATCCGTGATTTGCGAACACATAATCGCAGATCCACCATTTCGCGGCGGTGACTGCGTCGCCGTTGATATCTCCGGCCATGTGCAGGGCGTTTACGGTGTTCAGCTTGATCCGCTTCTTGCCCTGCCATTCATAATCTACCTTCTCCAACCGCTCCGGCGTAGGCGAATTGTCCTCAGCTTTAGCTGGAATGAATGCCGTTTTTCGAACAGTCTTCGGCGTTGAAAACTGGCGGATCGTGGCGCCGAGTCCGGCGCGGGATTTCAGGGCTTCTGGCATACGAGTATCTTAGTACGGGGGAGGGTGGCTGTACAAGAGATTTGAATTACCCGATAAAGGAATGATGATAACAGAAGTACACCTTTGTGAATTTTTGGCTGGGATAGACTGCTGCCTTTTCGGATTCTATTTTTATGCTGTAAATTCCTTTCATGATTTTAAAAAAGATCTAATTTGCGTTTTAAAGATATATTCTGGATATTATTTATATCAGATTGCAAAGTCCATGCTAGATACAGGCAAAACAATAAAGCTTACATCAATAATATCTTCTGTATTATCTTTTGTAGCACTCTCAACCTCAATATATTTATATTATGGAGGGCATTATGAGACGCAATCTCTGTACACTGCGTTGAAGTATTTTTGTAAGCTAATTGCTATTTCATGCGCGATAAACGCAGCATTGTTAGGTTTGCGCGGAATAAGGGAGGGTTCAGACCCGCTTGTTACGGGATACGGCGCATCTTATTCAGCTATTGCTGCCTTATGCCTTGTTGAAACGAGCAGTCTTCTTAAAGTAGAGACAATATACTTCTTTAGGATTTCTATAGATTTAATCGAGCATATTATTGCTATATTTCTTTTTTTATTAATATTAGTTTCGGGTTTTTCAGAGAAAGTCCAAAATTTTACTTTTGGAAAAAATAATTCTAGCTGATGAATTTTGTATGGCTAGAAATACTTTCTTTCACTGTTTCCGTTTCAAGAAAACTAAAATTCCAGGCTTGGCACCTCAAGCCCTCACTCCCCACTCAACCCGAGATCGCCCTCAGTGTTTATTGTTCCACAATTCTCGAACAAAGACGCAGAGATATCGCCATCGCTTCCAGACGTTTCCACCCCATCGTGTGTCGTCTGACATTCTACATCGCACTCAGCGGGCAACGACGACATCTCTCCGTGCATGTCTGCGAGCAAGGCGCGACCGTGAGTGCCGATATCGCATCCATGACGTGCCTGAGTGGCCGCACACGCCGCTGCCCAGTTCCGTGGCTTGGCCAGTCCCGCCGCGTGTTCGCCGATGCAGTCGGGCCAGGTGTTGGATTGGTCGGTCACGGGTTCATCCCCTCGGCAGTTGCGGCTTTCAATTCCCGGATCACGGCGTCGGCCAGCGCACCAGCCCGAGCCATCTCCTGCGCATCAGGCCGCTTGCGTTCCGGCTCCCTCGGCTTTTCGGCGAGGGCGAGGATCTCCCGCAAGCCAGTGACCTCGGATCGGATCTGCTCAGCGAAAGGCCGGAGATGCGCGTAGAGTTCGCCTGGTGCGGGCCAGCGAGAACCGACGGGATAGCCGTTGCGATCTGCCTGCCGGGTCCATGCGATCCGGGTTTCTGGCGTCCAGGCGCCGTCGGGGATGTCCGAGCAAACCTCGGCAAAGACTGCGCAGATTTCACCGGACGGGACCGGAGCGTTCGACACCAGCGTTGCGAGCTTGGCCAGCCAGGTCTTGATCCCCTCGAACGGAGGCGGGTTCGCAGCAGCCTCGGCCATGGCGAGCTGCTGACGGACCGCTGCAAGGCGATCGGGCGTCAGGTCGGACCGCCAGAGATACCCTTCGCGCTTTGCCGAGATCAGGGCCCTGAGGTCGCCGCTTGCCGGGACGTAGCCGGCAGCCTTGGCGGTGGCCCCACGGTGGATTTTTGCGATGTCTGCCATGGTCAGTACCCCTCCAGCATCACGCCGGATTTCCACGCATCCGCGTTGTCGGCCCGTTGCTGCGCCTTGCTCGGGGCAGCCTGCGACCGCATCCCGTCCTCACGCCGAACCCAGTTCCGCCACGTCGCGTCCCAGTCGGCCTTGCAGCCCTTGGCGCCCGGCACGCCGAGCCAGTAGTCGCGGAAGACCTCGGCCGTCCGGATCGGATCGACCTGATTGGCCTCGGCGAACTGGACCTGCTCGGGGGTTGGCTGCCAGTCGGCAGGGAGGCGGGAGGCCCGTTTCGGCTTTTCCGATTTCGGTGCGGGGGCGGGCAGCGCGTCTGCGCGCTCTCCCTCTGAGCGAAGCGAAGAGGTATTACCTTCTTCCTTTCTTACCTTCCTACCTTCTTCCCTTCTGTTTTCGAAATCCGCGACCGGTACAGTACTGGTACGCGACTGGTCGCCGTTCTCGACCGTTTCCGTGGCTTCTGATCCTGTAGCGGTATCGTTTTTCTTACGCTCTTCCTTGCTCAGAACGTGTACCGTCCCTGCATATTCTCGTACTTCCGGGGGCATCGGACAGAACCGATCTGGTTTCTGTGCCCGCTGCCACTTGCCGAAATTGCGTACCGCTCCGAACCTTTTACCGTCCGCGTCATATTCCAGTACGAGATTGCTACTGGACAGCTCTTCGAGCAGTGCGGCCACATCGACATTATCAGCAGGGAAGATCCGCATCTTGAGGGTGAGGGGTTTCCATTCGAAACCACCGCCATCGTCTGCGTGATTCCAGATCCCCATAATGAGGACGCGAGCGGCCATGGACAGCGTGGCGAATGCTTCGTCCGTCCAGAGGCCAGGGTGAATGCTGCGAATGCGTGCCATCAGGCCATCACCTCCCCACGCAAAGAAATGCCCTCACGGGACAGGAAACTGATCACGTCATCCAGGCAGCGGCACACGGCGACAGGCGCGCCCGTGGACTTGAGGCGCTTGTGCAGCGCCCGCTGTTCCTTTGAGACGGTGCCCGTAGGCGTCTTGATCTCGACGTAGAGCGTGCGGCCTGCGTGCGTGAACTGCATGTCCGGCACGCCCGCGATGCAGCCGCGCGCTTTCCGTCGTGCGCCTTCGCGCTGTCCGTTGCGTCGGTTCTCATTGCTCCAGGCCACGACGTCCTCAGGCAGAAGGATCTGCATGGCGCGCCAGATGTGGGTATGGAGCCGGTCTTCTTCGTTGCTCATGGCGTCACATCCCAAGTGCACGGCGGTAGACGTCGAGCAGCGTTTCCTGCTCTTCCACGTCCGCCGGTTCCTGCTTCCGGATCCGGATGATCTGCTTGATGACTTTCACGTCGAAGCCCGCGCTCTTGGCCTCCGAGAAGATGTCTTTGATGTCGCCTTGGAGAGCCTTGCGTTCCTCTTCCAGGCGCTCGACACGCTCGATGATGGAGCGCAGACGGTCCGCAGCGATGCCGCCCGTTGCGGCAGAGTTATGGTCGGATGGGAAATCAGACATCAGCGTTCTCCACGAATTCAAAATGAACGGACACGACGCGGCGCAACCCGGCTGCCTTGAGCAGTTTGGGAGAAGGTGCACTGAGGCCGTGCATCACACGGCTTACAAAGGCAGAAGAAACCCCGGCTTTCGCAGCGAAGTCCTTCTGTGAACCCGCAGACATAATCGCGCGGTTAATTGCGCCGAACACATCTGCGGATCGGATCTCGTTGGAGGCGCTCATTTCCGAAGCTCCTCCCGTGCAGCATTGAGCGCGCGCTGATACCGAGCCATTTCAGCCTCAGCCCAAGCCGCCCAGGAATCCCAGTCGCGCCAGAGGATGCGCAGCCATGCGAACCGGTATGACGGGGGAGGGCCCGCGTGATGGCCGAACCCAAACCGGCCTAGTTTAAGGGTGAACCAGGGCATTGTGTGTCCTCACGCGCCTTGCGGCGCTCTGCGACGAGGCGTTCAACCTCGTCCGCAATGGAGTTGCAGGAGGCCATCAGCTCAATCAGCGCCTCGATGTCGGGCGCGCTTGATCCTGAGAGCCAATTCTTCGCAGTCCGGGGCGTCTTGTTCGACGCGCGGGCCAGCATCTCTTGAGCAAACCGGTACGGCTTGAACTCGCGTGCGATGACGTCGAGCAACGAAGCGCGGATCGGGCGGACGGCCGCGCTCACCGTGGCCCTCCTTGTGTCTGAAAAGGACCAACGTTGGTCTGTCTTGGGCCAAGCATTACGCATCGGTTTTCTCCATTCTCTGCCATGTCACTGAGCAGAGAAGGAGCAACCACGATGGAAGGAGACGCGCCCCAGACACCACAATTCGAGATCGATGCGGACACGCCGCATCTAGCCGTTGCACTGTGCCGGGATGCCCAGATCTGGGGCGCCCTGCACAGTCGGCAGCCGCAGGAGGTCAAGGACCACCTGGCGCTCAAACTGGCGATGTTGATTGGAGCGGACATCTGGGGGTGAACTCAGCCGTACACGCCGATAAGCGGGCGAGGGGTGCGAGTACCGAAGATGGCGCGGCTTGCTTCAACGGGATCGGCGCCAGATTGAATGTCGCGGTCGAGCCTCGACAGCAGACTGAAAGGAGCTAACCCTCCAATCCATGACGGTGCCACCTTCCTGGCTTGCGCCTTGGCCTCTCTGCGCAGAGCATCCCGAACGGCCTTTTCCCGTTGTGCTTTCCGGATCTCCGCAGCGGTTTTCCGGGACTTGGCCCGGGCAACCGTCGCGCCACGGACTTTCATCGCGTCCCGAACCGACCATCCCGAACAGCCGTAAACGAGGCCAATCTGGCTATAAGAAAGACCCTCACGCCGCATCTTGCGCACGTTTTCAGTCTCGACGGTCCAGTTAATGCCGACACGTTTGCCGTGAGGAGCCATCACGCGACCCTCCCGGCAAAATGCGCACAAATGAACGCGACGAAGGACAGGGCGCAGAAGGCGCAGGTCAGGAGGTCAAGCATTGGCTGGCTCCTTTGCGGGCAAAAAGTCATTGAAGGTGACTTTCCCCGCCGTAAATTCTGAGATGCGCTGGATTACCGGGAGTGCTGGAGTGCGCTCATGCTTCAGGTACCGATATACGGTCCTGATGCGGTGGGGCCCGGTCACGCCAATGGCATCGGCGAGATCCGAGACGGTAACGCCTTCTTGGCGTCGGTATTCGTCAAGGGTCATGGCCACGAAGATATGGCCGAGGTGGCCAAAGTGTCAATCAATAACGGCCATCATGGCCATATATTTTTTAAGCCAAATATGGCCAGACTGGACACATGACCGACGAGACCCCAGAAAGCCGCGTTCAAGAGATCCGCTTAAGGCGTGAGATGAGGGCGGCAGACGTCGCACGTCGCGCCAATATGGACCCATCAACCTACAACAAGATCGACAAGGGCAAGCGCGGAGTGTCTCCGCAGTTTGCGAAACCGCTAGCGCTTGCGCTTGGAGTAGGGCGGCTGGATCTCCTCACCGAAATTGGTGCGCCCATCTCCTTCGAGGAAATCGAGGAGCCTGCGCCTGCTTCAGTTAGGGTGGCCGGAGACACACTCAACGTACCTGAAATCGACGTCACCCCTCAAGCCGGGATGGGCGCCGTGGTCTCAGATATTGTTGAGCACCAGCAACCCATTGATCACTGGAGCTTCCCGCGAGCACTGGTGAGCGCTTTCATCTCTGATCCGTCGAAGCTGACGATTATCCGGGTGGCCGGCGACAGCATGGAGCCGGATTACTGCGCCGGAGATCGCATTCTGGTCGATACCGGACACACCACGCCGTCACCGGCTGGCGTCTATGTGCTTTGGGACGGCCTGGGTGTCGTCTTGAAGCGCGTGGAAGTTGTGATGGGATCAGAGCCCAAGCGCATCAGGATTATGAGCATCAACCCCGCATATCCGGCCTACGAGCTGGCTCTTGATGATGTGCGGATCAACGGCCGTGTCGTTGGGAAGTGGACTTGGAAGTGAGGGTAGGATGAGTGATCAGCAAAGTAACATCAAAGATATTACTCCAGAAGAAATCGCAACTCTTCCATTTGCAAAATGGAAGGGAAAGCTGGACCTCGGTGGGAACGAGTTAGATTGCTATGTTTTAGGAGATGGCCGTCGTGTGGTCTCCTCTGGCTCAACAACAAAGGCCATAGCAAATATCGAACGCGGAAGTCTGCAGGATTATATAGGACAGAAGGCGCTTAACCCGTTTATAAACCTAGAGAAAATCCTGCAGGAAACCATTAGATTCACAATCCCTGGAACGCAATGGGTAGCAATTGGAATTACCACAGAGCATTTTGAGTTAATTTGTCGGGGCTATGTACAGGCCCTTTATCAAAATGCGAGCGGCTTAACAGAACGACAGAAGGAAATCGCAATACGTTGCGCGGTTCTCACCGCAGGTCTCACGCGTACTGGCCTAGATGCTCTCGTTGATGAAGCAACTGGTTACCAATATGAACGTGCAGAAGATGCACTGCAGGTAAAGCTTCGCGCTTTCATTGCTGAAGAGCTCAGAAATTGGGAGAAAACTTTTCCAGACGAGTTATGGGAAGAATTCGGACGTTTGACCAACTGGTCTACGCCACTACAAAGTCGACCAAAATGGTGGGGAAAACTCGTCACAGAATTAATATATGATACGCTAGATCCAGATGTGGCGACATATCTCAAAGAAAATAAGCCAGAAAAAGGAATTCACTGGCATCGGCAATTGACAGAAAATGTGGGCGTCCGTGCTCTCGTTTCCAGGTGTTGGGAGGTCGTAGGGTTAGCTAAATCTTGCAGTGATATACGAGAATTACGAGATAAAGTCGCAGAACATTATGGACATGAGATCGTTCAGCTTTCGCTCTCATTGCCGAAATCGAAATAAATTATTTTACCCGGCTCCGGTCGGGTTTCTTTTTACCCCAATCGAACCGCCACGACAGACAGGCTTTGAATAATCGTCACCCATCAAGGAGACGACTATGCCCTACACTCGAACTGGCTGCGGCCAGCCACCAGCACCGCCGCCAAGCCCTCCCGGACCACCGCACCCCAATCCATACCCACCGACAGGTGAGGGGCCGCCACCCATGCAGGAACCGCCCCAGCCAGTAAGCTGACAGAGACCCGGTGAGAGCCGGGTTTCTTTTTGTGAAAATTTATGGCCACAAAAATATGGCCACGATGGCCAAATAGATGTTGACGGGCTGGCCATAACGGCCATAAGGTTCTCTCACACCGCACGAAGCGGCGAGGGAGAACCACAATGGCGAACCTGCCTGACAATTTCTCACAGAGCGCGTTTGATGCCCGCTACGGCGCTGGCAACACGGCTCTGGACGACGAATACGATTACCTGCGTGGATTGCAGGATGCGTATGACGCGATCGACGTTCTGGAAGATCCGAACGACGATCAGCTTTCCGAACTGCTGGCCCTTGAAAATCAGATCGCAGACCAGCGCATCACCATTTCGATGATGGAGGATGCGTGATGGCTCAGGTCCTCGAAAAAGCCATCAGCGACATGCACGCGGCCCGCAACTTCATGATGCGCCCGGACGTCGCAGAAGCCCTCAAGCACCTGAACTCTGATGAAGTGTTCGACGTGAAGTTCAAGCTGGCCCGCTCGGCAATCAATCTCCGACACGAGATCAACGCAAAAGCCCTCGAAACCGCCTGACCGGCAAATAAACCCAGGAATTTCTGAAATGCGTGAAACAGCAAACGCCCGAAGTGCGTCTGGCGAACTGGAGTTCTTTCCGCCTGCGGTACGGCGGGAGATCCTGAACCTTGAGAGCCTGATCACCTACCACAGCAATCAGGCGATCATTGCGCCGCTGGAGAATGACCGGCGCGTGGCTCGGGACGTGAAGACGTCCGCACTGACGCGGCTGAACGAGATCTACGAGCGCCCCGACGTGAAGCAGATCATGCGGACGCTCGGCGCGGTGCAGGCCGGTCTGGCTTTTATCATGATGGAAACGCGGGGGGTGGCATGAGCCTTCGCATTTACACCGATCTGGAGCAGGGCACGGACGAATGGCTGCAGGCGCGCTGCGGCGTTCTGACGGCAAGCGTGATCGGCAAGCTGCTGACCCCGACAGGGAAGGCCGCCAAGAACGAGACCGCGCGCCGACTGGTTCTGGATCTTCTGGCGCAGCGCATCAGTGGCGTGGTCGAGGAAGTGCCTCAGACCTTTGCCATGCAGCGCGGCCATGAAGACGAGATCGAGGCCAAGCTGCTCTACGCGCAGAACATCGCGCCGGTGGCGGAAGTTGGTTTCATGACCGAAGACCGGTTCGGCTTCACGATTGGATACTCGCCAGATGGACTGGTCGGGCAGGAGGGTCTGCTGGAATGCAAGTCCCGCGCCCACGGCCTGCAGCTCGGGGTGATCTGCGGCGGAGAAGTCCCGGTCGAATACATGGCCCAGATCCAGACCGGACTGCTCGTCTCTGGCCGGAAGTGGCTCGACTTCATCAGCTTCCCGGCCATGGGCGGCGGCAAGATGATGATCCGCCGCGTCTATCCGGATCCAGTGATGCAGGACGCGCTGATTGATGCCGCGATGGCCTTTGAAGGCGAGATCGCAGCCAAGCGCGCCGAATACGAAACAGCCCTGAAAAGCCCTGACCTGCGGTTCCTGGAAACGGAACGGCGCAGCATGGAAGAGGAGATCGTTCTCTGATGGTCGATCTGTCGAAAACCATTATTGCCAAGTCGGATCAGTTGAATGCTGACGATCTGATGGGCGGCCCGCTGACAGTGCGCATTCAGGATGTGCGCGAAGGCAACGCAGACCAGCCGATTGCCATTTTCTACGATGGTTGCAACGGCAAGCCTTACTATCCGTGCAAGTCGATGCGCCGCGTTCTGGTGAACGTCTGGGGCAAGGACGGGAAGACATATGCGGGGAAGGGCATGACCCTTTTCCGTGAGCCATCCGTCAAGTTCGGTGGCATTGCGGTTGGCGGCATCCGCATCAGCCACATGACTGACATCACGCAGGATACGCCGCTGGCGCTGCAGGTCACGCGCGGCAGCAAGAAGCTCTACACGGTCAAGCCGCTGCGAGTTCGGCAGGAGCCGCCGAAACAGGCATCCGGCGATGCGTGGACGCCTTGGGTCAGCCGCTGGGTTGCTGCCCTGTCTCAGGCGCCGACCTTGGTGAAGCTCGAGGAACTGACGGCAAACGAGAAGTACCGGGAAGGGCTGGAGAAGCTTTCTGGCCGAGAAGACCCAAGAGCACTGGAGCTGCAGAACGCGGCAACGCAGCGGGCTGAAGAACTGATGAAGGCTGCTTCTGAAGAAGCAGATGACATGGTGCCGGCATGACCCACCCCCGCGAGATCAACGAGGACCTGAGCGACGTGATTGCGCGCTCCCTCCTCATGGAGCGGATCGAGCGTGCGGCGGCCCTGCCGTGCCTCTCCGACCTCCGACACGACGACAACGAAATCCGCCGTGAGAGCGGCCTGCTGAATGCAGAGAAGTGGAGCGCGTGATGAGTGAAGCGAAGTTTACGAAGGGTCCGTGGGCGTGGTTCGGGAACGCCAATGGCAATCAGGTTTACCTTGCGACGACCCACTCAGGACGTAGATACGTCATGCAGTTCCGTCGCTGGGGGATGCGTGGCGCACAGCCAGTATTCCAGCCAACTCAAGGAATGGTTGAAGCCAAGAATCTACTCAAATTCGAAGTTGGCGATAGATCAGTCACCGGCGTGGATGAGGCAAAAGCAAATTCGTCTGTTTACCGGACGGATATTCGCGGCATTGCTGCCCCGGACGCCCACCTAATCGCCGCTGCGCCTGAGCTTTATGAGGCTCTGCGCATGGCTGCGAAAGATCTGAACACGGCTGCGCATTTGCTACCGGACATTGGCCCAGCTCTTCTTGAAACTGTGAAGCAGGCGCATGCCGCCCTCGCCAAAGCCCGAGGTGAAGCATGACCTCCCAAATTCCCACCCTGATCGAGGCGCTGGCCCTCGTGATCCTGCTCCACCTTGCGGCCGGCTCGCGGCCGGGGAGTGTTTGAGATGATCCGGCTTCTCAGGAAAATCCGCCGGTTCTTCACAGAGCCAGACGCGGGCCATGAC